CGCTATGTCCGGGCGGTACTACTTGCCTGGCTGGGAGTGCCGCGGTGACTCTGACCCGCGCATTTCTTTACACTAAAAAAGGGGAAAGGAGAATAGCAGATGGAAACTGAGAAGCCGTTATTGAGCAACGAGGACATGGCCGTTGCCTTGTCCGAACTGCATCTGGAAGGGCTGATAGAGTTCCGGGGTGATGAGGCGTTTAAACTGACAGACAAGGGGTTAGACTATGCTTTCAAGATGTGGGAGCCGATACCGCCGAAGGATAAGGTAGTGCTGTTTTATTTGCTGGATTTGGTGGAGGCGATAGGAGAGCTAGAGAAGGAGTAACCGATGGCTAGAACACAGAAGGATACAGTTAGCTATTTCCCGCACGATGCTTATTCCTCGGCCAAAAGTGACACTGTGACAGTGCTCCAGAGCAGATATGGTAATGACGGATATGCCTTCTGGTTCAAGCTGCTGGAGAATCTGGCTACGACCGGTGGGCATTATATTGACCTGAGAAATCCCGCCAGGTTGCAAGTGTTTATGGCCAAGATGGGCGTCGAGAAATTACTGGGTGTAGAAATGCTTAATTTACTTGTAGAAATGGAGGCCATTGACAAGGAGCTCTGGGAGTCGAAGGTAATCTGGTGTCAAAACTTGGTAGATAATGTCGCCGATGTCTATAAAAACCGCCGGCGGGAAATACCCCAAAAACCGATAATTACAGGCAATAATCGAATAACTACAGGGAGTAATACCAAAACTACAGGTAGCCTATCTGTAGAAATACCACAAACTAAATTAAATAAAACTAAACTAAATAATATTAAAGGAGAGGGAGAGGGGGGTATGGGGGGAGATTCCACACCCTCACCAGCTGCTCAGAAGGTATTAGATATGTTTAACAAGAAATTCCCGTATGCCTTCGGGAGAGAGCCTAACAGCAGGGAACAGGCGCAGCTGAGGGACTTTGCCGCCGAGGTCGCCGTCGCCGGCGGGGCCACGGAAAAACAGATACATGACGCTTTTGCCGAGGCGGCGGGCCAGAATAAGTGCAATGTCCGCTATGTCCGGGCGGTACTACTTGCCTGGCTGGGAGTGCCGCGGTGACTCTGACCCGCGCATTTCTTTACACTAAAAAAGGGGAAAGGAGAATAGCAGATGGAAACTGAGGGATGGGGTAAATGTTTCGGCACTCCAAAATGGCATTACTTTGTAGATGGTAGGAGTTTATGCAGGCGGTTTATGCTCTTCGGCCCTACGGATTTAGAGCAAGGGAATGATGACTCACCTGATAACTGCAAAGATTGTACCAAAAGATTAGTCAAAAGGAATAAAAACGTTTAGCCTCACACCTAATGGGGAGGGGGAATGAGAACACTAATAGATAATTATTGGATAGAGGTTACGAAGTTCGACCCCCGTGTGGTTGGTCTATATGAGAAGCATTATTCAGCTCGCAGGAATGTCCCGCCTAGTGTACGGCGCCAAAGGGGGATATTAAGACCTGGAGAGTCTATGACTTTATTAACAGTGGATTGCAGGGCTTTATTTGCTTGGGGAAATGGCATAGATGATTGCATACCACCCCAGAGTGGTATTAATTGCGCTGTCTTTAGGAATACGGGAGATGTTCTCTCTAGCGAATTGATAAAAGAAGCTGACGAAATGGCTTGGCGCCGTTGGCCTCCAGAATTGAGGCACTATACCTATGTTAATGCCGATAAGATAAAATCATCACACCCTGGCTACTGTTTTCGTATGGCTGGATGGGACTACCAACGTGATGAGAGAGGCAACCCCGTGAAAACTAAAGGTGGCTTATACATATTAGAAATTTTTGCCAATGAAGCCCCTACTGTGAAAGGGGGAGAGATGAAACCTTGGGAGATAGTCATAAAAGATAACATTGACCCGGGTATACGAAGGAAAATTAAGCGCATCCTCAAGCCAGTTCGCTCTATCGGCAACCCACAGAAATGCCTCTTCTGCGGTATTGATACGACTTGGACTATAAACCACCAGCCTGTCTGCCCTAAGTGCTCTGTTGAGTATGGCTTCCTCGGTGAAGAATGGCTCGGAGGCCCTTGCGAAGTCTGTGGCCGTCAGAGTGAATGGTGGACTGAAGGCGACCCGCAGCACGACCTTTGCTACATTCACCGTGATGCCTGGTTCCACTGGACAATGTCTGAGCTGGGCTTGATTGACTCTAAAGTTGAGCCGGAGAAGTGGCACCAGGCTTGGGCGGAAGGCTGGGCCAGGTTTATCGCCGCCATGAAGGAAAGGGAAAAACTATCAGTATGACCATACTGCGAAAGGAGAGACAGATTGAAGTTCTTGGCTATCGACCCGTCTTCCACCGTCCTCGGCTGGGCTATCTTCCAGGACGAGGACCTGCTAGCCTGGGGGACCATCAGTACCAAGAAGGTCGCCTATGACCACCGGTTCGTGCATATCGTGGGGGAGCTGCGGCAACTCCATACAACGTATGGCTTTACCGAGGTAGCCTGCGAGCGGGCTATCCGGTTCAAGGGCAAGAGAATACCGGCCCTTGAGGTGGCGGTTATGAGCATCAAGAAGTGGGCGAAGATGGGGAAGATGCCGGCGTCCTTCTACAGCCCCGGGGAGTGGAAGCGGACTGTCACCGGATCCGGCAGCGCCGACAAGGCGGCGGTGGCCCGGGTGGTTTATCTGCTCTATCCCCAGCTGGCCCCGGACCTGAGCGACCACGTTACTGATGCTATAAGCATCGGGCAGCATCATTATGGAGTAAGGAAGATGGAGAGGATGGCCGGGAATGGCTGAGGGTGTTAAACTGATAACCTATGAATTGACTCCCCTCCAGGCGGCTCTCATCGAGTGGGGGAAGTTGCACCCGTATGGTAAACTAAAGGAGCTGCAGTACCAGGACGGGGTGCCGGTCCGGGCCGAGATGTACTTGGGGGATGGGACCGGGACAGAGACAGTGCTGTTTGATAAAATAGCCAGGAAAGTGGGGTTACTGAAGGAGTAGAAATGGACACTAGCGAAACTTATATTAAGATGAGGTTGGCAGCTATACCTGATTTGGGCATGGGCACCCCGCCAAACCTCCCCCTCGGCAATGATGGCCCTGCTTGGGTAGATTACTGCGTCTTTATAGACAGGCATGGTAACTACTACTACTCAAGAATAAATATGCAGCCCATTGGCGAGGTTGTGCTGTCTACCACCATGCTTGAACGCCAAGACCAGTTGCAGGAGATGTTGGGGGATTGCAATAATCCTTACCCCATCATTGAAAGCTTTGTGGACTACGCTTTGAGCTGTAAAAGGTTGGATGGTAGCGAATGGATATTTACCTCAATGGAACAACTCTGGCTGGCCTTTGTGATGGCCGAAAAGTATAACAAAATCTGGGATGGGGAGAAATGGGTTAACAACTAAATAACCAGTCGCTGACCAGGGGAAACCGGAGGCGGCCTTCTGAGCTTAATTGGCTCGGAGGCCGCCTCTTTTATTACCGGATTACCGAGGTTCGATAAGGTGAGATATGAATAGATTAGCCTGTCCGATATGGGAGTGTCTGAAGCCGGAGCAACTGGGCCGGTTGGCCCTCTTACAGTGGAAGCTCTACGGCACCAAGTTAGAGCTGATGACTCGGCCTGACCTCAGCGGTGTCGAGTCACTTGAGGAGATAGACCGGCTGATGCGTATTCCCACAAAGCGGAGGCGGCTAATCAAGTGAGCTATAAGAAGGTGGACAAGGATTATCTTCGCAGGGATACCGGCTGCGAGTTTGCCCCCTCCTGCCTTAACTGTCCTTTTGAGGTCTGTGTTTATGAATACCCCGGCGGTAAGAAGGCCTGGCTAAAAAAGGAGAGGAATAAGTCTATCAAAGAGCTCCGCCAAAAAGGCAAGAGCACTAAAGAGCTGGCGGAGATGTTTAAGGTTGGAGTAAGGGCCATCCAGAGGGTGCTTAAAGGTGAATGACCTCTGGTGGGCATTAGAAGAGCTGCGATTGTCCATTAAGTTGGGCTTCAAGCTCTTGTATACGTTTGGCCTTAGCCTGAAGCACAAGATAGTGTTTTTTATTCGGCAACCCTTCCAAGTTTCGGGGGCGGTTATCATCTTTAATTCCGTTCAGGTGATGGATTATCCATAATAGCAACAGGATGCAAAGGTGTCTCAAGTAGAGTATTCATATAAGGAATTCACCTTCACGCTTGAGCAAGTAAAGTGGGCATTGGCCAACTTATCGACATTGAAAAATGGTGAGTGGCCTAGAGAGCCGACTGGGAGTGGTTATCAAGACTGGGCATTTAAGTCGAAGGGAACTAAAACAGAAGCTAGTTTTGTAAAACCTGCATTGATAGCAGCAGAAATTGAAATCCGACTGGAGAACGCCGGCCAGGACGGCGCCATGTGCAAGATGGAGTATATCTACGGGGAAGATGAAGGGAGCATAGCCCGGCACTGGCATCTACCTGTCTGGGTAATTCAGAGACGGATTGACCGGGCGCTAAATTACTGCTGCGGGTGGAAGCGAAAAAAGATGCGGTATTCGGGCTGGAGCAAACAAAAGGACTACCGCAGGAGTAGTCAAATATCCTCTTGACAACATCTCCCGAATTGAATTATACTTAATTCTTGAGGGTGCTTTGCGCCCTCTCTGCATTTTAGCCCACCGCTAGTCGGTGGGTTTTAACTTATTCTTGGCAATGCTTTTTCTATCTTGCGATGGCAACCTGGGCAGACCCACACGCCGATATTAGGGTTTGAATCTGACCAATGGTGGTATTGCAAATTAGTATCTCGTCCGCAGTATTGGCATTGACTGTTTTCGGGGTATGGTAATTTATTTAAGCCTTTTATATCCTTTCTCTTCGAATTTTGCCCATATCTTATTTCGTGATTGCGTCTTCGTATTTGTCTTGCGGCATTAACTACTTCTTTACGGGCTACGGCATAGGCTAACCGTTCTTCTCTATGGGCATAATAATAAGCAAGGGCTTGACGCCGATAAATTTCTGGGTGTTCCGCTGCGTAGGCTTTAAATTTAGCTTTAATTTCCTCTTTGTGTTTTAAGTAATATCTTTGCGCATCCTCTTTTTTCCCCATGTATCAAGTATAACAGAACACTAAATAAAAAACAACATATTTTATTTGGGGCAGCTGGGGAGAGCCGTAAGGTGACGCTCCTCTCTGCCCCTACTCTATTCCCATTATTTTTTGAGAAATATAATCATGGCAGGAAGAAATACAAAACTAACCCCGGCGCTCCATAAGAAGATAGTCAGGCTGCTCCGTGGGGGCAATTACTTCGAGACGGCCTGCACGGCCTGCGGGATTACCAGGCGGACCGGCTACAACTGGCTGAAGGCTGGTAAGAAGGCGAAGGACGGCGGCTCTCGGCAGTTCTACCTTGACGTAGAAAAGGCTAAGGCCGAGGCTGAAATCGAGCGGGTCCAGCACATCCGGAAGGCTGGCCGGGGCGGGGCGCTCATCAAGCGGGTCACCTATACCAAGAAGGACGGGACTGAGACGGTGGAGGAACACTTCGCCCGCCCGGAGTGGCAGGCCGATATGACCCACCTGGAGCGGCAGTATTTCGACAGGTGGGGTAAGAAAGAGAAGCACGAGCTTACCGGAAAGGATGGTAAGCCGATAGAGGCGGAGATAGATGCCAAAGGGAAACTCCTTGATGCACTCAATAAGTTTGCTGCCGGAGCAGGAGCGGCGGAAGGCGATAAACCGTCTGACACAACAGGAGGCTGAGGCTCTCCTTTACGACTGGGAAGCCTGGGCCCGGCCGAACCAGCTGCCACCGGCCTGGGCCTGGTACATCTGGCTTATCCTCAGCGGGCGGGGCTTCGGGAAGACCCGCACAGGCAACGAGCTGGTTATCAGGTGGGCCAGGGAAGGCTATAACCCCATAGCTCTGATAGGCCAGACCAAGGCCGATGTGCGCGATACCATCGTCGAGGTCGGCGACAGCTCCATCCTGAAGATAAGCCCGCCCTGGTTCTACCCGGAGTACGAGCCCTCCAAGCGGCGGGTGATATGGCCGAACGGGGTGCTGGGCATCATCTATTCCGGGGATGAACCGGACCAGCTGCGCGGCCCGCAGCATGCCAAAGCCCTCGTGGATGAAATATCAAAGTATAAATACCCGCAGGATACCTGGGATAACCTGATGTTCGGCCTGCGGATCGGCTCCAACCCCCAGGCGGTGGTGGCCACTACCCCCAGGCCCATCAAGCTGATTAAGACACTGCTCAAAGACCCGAAGACAGCTATCACCCGTGGGCACACGATGGATAACAAGGCCAACCTGGCGCCATCTTTCCTGAAGTATATCATCGAGAAGTATCAGGGGACACGGCTCGGCCGGCAGGAGCTGGACGGGGAGGTGCTGGACGATAACCCCGATGCCCTCTGGAAGCGGGACAGGATAGACGAGCTGAGGGTCAGGCAGCACCCGGACCTGACCCGGGTCGTGGTGGCCATAGACCCGGCGGCTTCGGATAATCCGGAGTCGGCGGAGACGGGCATTATCGTGGCCGGCATTGCGATGTTTAATGGGCAGCTCCACGGCTATATCCTGGATGATTTAACGATAAGGTCTTCCCCCAGCGGCTGGGCGACCGCCGCGGTAACCGGATACTACAAACACAAGGCCGACCGGATAGTCGGCGAGGTCAATAACGGCGGGGACATGGTGGAGCACACGGTCAGGACGGTTGACAAGAACGCGTCCTATAAAGCCGTCCATGCCAGTCGTGGTAAGGCGGTCCGGGCGGAGCCGGTGAGCGCCCTCTACGAGCAGGGGCGAGTCCACCATGTCGGCTTCTTTGCTGAGCTGGAAGACCAACTCTGCGAGTGGGTGCCCGGGGGCACCTCGCCGGACCGGCTCGATGCGCTGGTCTGGGCCCTTACCGAGCTGATGATTGAAGAGTCCAAGCCCCCGAAAGAATTTATGATAGGAGTAGCGGCTTGATGTTAAATGATCTTAGAAGCAGGATAGCCATAGCCCTTCTCCCAAAGAAAAACGGAGAGAAGGCAGTCAACACCGCGGCCTTGAATCCCTTCCAGATTCTCTCCCTGCAGTATGCCGGCGTCCCGGTCTATACCGATATGACGGTGAGGAAGGCAACCCGCGAGGGCTATAAAATCAGCGTCTATGTCTACCGCGCCGTGAGGACGATTATCCAGGCTTCCTCGGCCGTGCCTTGGGTCATCCTGGATAGCAAGGGCGAGAAGATGGAGGGCCATCCCCTGGCCAAGGTGCTGCAGAAGCCCAACCCGGAGTTCGCGGGGCAGGACCTGATAGAGTTCCTGATCGCCCACCTCGAGCTGACGGGGAATGCGCTCTGGCAGCCGATTATCGTGGGAAAGCAGGTCAAGGAGATATGGCCGGTGATGCCCGACCTGGTCAAGCCTATCCCCTCGGATGTCCCCGGTGAGTGGCTGAAGGGCTGGCAGGTGACCAGTGCCGACGGGAGCCAGCGGACAGTACCCCAGAGCCAGTTCATTCACTTTATGATGGTCGACCCGGGCAACCCTTATTGGGGTATGGGTCCGCTGCAGGCAGCTGCCCGGACCATCGACACCGATAACGAAGCCCAGGACACCCAAAAAATTTCAATGCAGAATAGAGGTGTTACCGACGGGGTCTTCACCCATGAGACTCCGCTGACGCCGGAGCAGTTCGAGGAGTCACGCCGGCAGATAAAGGAATACTTCCTGGCCAAGAGCAGGAGACGCGAGCCCTGGGTGCTGGGCGCCGGCGCCAAGTGGAACCAGATGTCCCTGACCGCTATCGAGATGGACTATATCGCCTCCAGACTCCACAACAAGCGAGACATAGCCGGGGCGTTCGGGATAAGCCCGATATTCCTCGGAGATTTAGAACAATCGTCCTATAACAATATGATGGAGGCTCGCAAGGCTCTCTATGAAGATGTTGTCATTCCGCTGCTCGACGATATCAAGTCGACGCTCAATCTAAGGCTGGCCCCGATGTACGGGGACATTACGATTTCGTATGACACCTCCAAGGTGGCCGCCCTCCGTGAAGACTTTACCAAGAAGGTGGAGCAGGCCAAGAACTTGTGGGCGATGGGGGTCCCGTTCGACCAGATAAACGAGAGACTGGAGATGGGCTTCAACGAATTCCAGGGCTGGGGCCTGAGTTACCTGCCCCTGACCCTCTTGCCGGCCGGAGCTCCTACGAAGGCAGGAGTCAAGGCCGCCGACCTGGAGACAGAAGAGGCCAAGGCCGCTCAGTGGAAGAGAATAGACCGCCGGCGCGTCGCCTGGTGGGGAGTGGTTAGCGGGAAGGTCATCCCGCTCTATGAGGCGGAAGCCAAGGCGATAGAGAAGGCGCTGAAGGGCATTAAGGCCCAGGCCGACCTGGAGAAGGTCATCAACGGGGCCATCGACGGCATGGCGCCGGAGTGGGAGAAGACGATGACCGCTATCCTGGGTGCTCTTATCGAGGACTTCGGGACTGTAATCGCTGAGGATTTCGGCGGCAAGTCCTCCGGGGGGAGCGAGGCGAAATGGGTGTTCGACCCGATGAGCCTGGCTGCCGTGGCCTGGATGAAGAAGAACGGCGCTGCTGACGTGAAGAGCATACTTGACACCGACAAGGCCGAGATGAGAGCCGTCCTGGTAGCCGGGCAGGAAGAGGGCTTGAGCACCGTGCAAATCGGCCGTAATATGCGGCAGTTCTATACAGACCGGTCGCCGTATAAGGCGATGAGGGTAGCCCGCACGGAGACATCTCATGCTGCCGGCTTCGGGCAGAGGGAAGCTGCCAGACAGGCGGGAGTAGTGAAAACTCACACCTGGGTCACTTCACGCGATGATAGGGTCCGTGATTCCCATGCTGCTCTTGATGGTGAAACTGTGGATTTCAATGAACCTTACTCTGATGGCTCGATGTACCCCGGTGAGCTTGACATCAACTGCCGATGTGTGGAGAGCTTCGGGACCAGATAATTTAACAGGGAGATAGCGCAATGCAAAATGGCTTATTTGAGAAGATGATAGACGAGGCTGCCGAGGAAGTCGCCAACAAAGGCTGGAAGGGGGCCGACGAGAAAGCCGTAACGCTGGCGGCATTCGGCCTATTGTATAAGCTGGTCAGCAACAGGATGCACAGTATCTCAAAACCCTTCTGGTGGGCGGCCGGCGTTATCGGCGCCGGCGTCCTCTGGTATATAGTGAGCAGCTTAATAAGCTTGGTAACAGGCAACGGTTAACTGAAAAGGGAGGTCAAAATGAAACCGGAACACAAGACAGTCAGCTTTGAAATTAAGGAAGTCGACGAGGAGACAGGGGTTTTCACGGGCTACGCAGCTACCTTCTCGAAAAAGCCCGACTCATACGGCGATATTATCGAGCCCGGCGCGTTCGCCAAGACCCTCAAGGAAGCGGGGAATCGGGTAAAAATCCTCTGGAATCACAATACACTTGAGCCGATAGGCAAGCCCGACGAGCTGCTGGAGGATGACAAAGGCCTGCTCGTGAAGGGCAAGCTGAGCCTCGGTGTCCAGCGCGCTAAGGAAGTCCTGAGCCTTATGAAAGACGGCGTTATCACCGAGATGTCTATCGGCTACGATACGTTGAAGGAATCGTGGCAGGATGGCATCCGCCACCTCCAGGAGGTCAGGCTCTGGGACGTATCGCCGGTAACCTTTGCCGCCAACCCGGAGGCGATCGTGCTGAGTGTCAAGAAGGCAACGACCTTTGCCGATTTACCTCTGGCGGACCGTGAGGACGAGTGGGATGCCACCGCTGCGGAGAAAAGGGTCCGCGCCTGGGCCGGCGGAGAGGATAATCTAAACTGGAATAAGTACCGCCAGGCCTTCTACTGGTACGACGAGGAGAGCCCCGAGCTGTTCGGGAGCTACAAGCTGGGCTTCGCCGATGTTGCCGGCAGCAAGCTTACCGCTATCCCGCGGGGGATCTTCGCCGTTGCCGCGGTGATAATGGGCGCCAGGGGAGGCGTCCAGATTCCCGAGGCCGACATGGCAAAGGTTAAGACCCACGTCGAGAAATATTATACCAAGATGCAGAAGGAATTTGACGACGAGGAGATAATCGCCCCATGGAATAAGGCCGAAACTTTTAACTGCGAATGTGTCGAATGTGGGCACGAACTTATATCTGAGAAACACTGCAGCGATATCAAATGTCCGGAATGTGGAGGTGAGATGAGAAGGGCTGAGCGCCCCGGCCCGGGGAAAGAAAAGGCAGGGCGTGTCTTGAGCGCCACAAACCTGGCGAAAGTCCAGGCGGCGCTCGCTGCTCTCCAGGCACTTCTCGAGGCTGCTATAAGTGAGTCAGAGCCGGAGAAATCCACTCAGCTCGCGGAAGCTACCAAGGAAGCCGCGGAACTGGAGATTGTAGTGGCGAGTCTCAAGGCAGAGAATGACGGCTTCGATGTGAAGGTAGCCGAGAGGCGCATCGAGGCTATACTCGAAACCATCAACAAAAAACAGGAGGTAAAATAACCATGGAAGCAAAGGAAGCAAAAGAACTTGCTGACCTGGTTCAGAGTGCAGTGGAAGAGCTGCACAAGGCCGTGGAGCGCCAGGACGCTGAGATTAAGAAACTCGGCGAGCCTACGGCCGAAACCAAGGCAACCATCGACGCGCTCAATACCCGCATCGACGAGCTGGAGGTTAAGCTCCAGCGCCAGTCCATTCCGGCAGCCGGTGCTCCTGACGCCCAGACTGAAGAGTCCAAGGCACGCACCGCAGCCTTCTTCAAATTCGTGAGGCAGGGTGAAGCGGGTTTAACCCCGGACGAAAGGAAGGCCCTTGTCGAAGACGCCACCGGCCAGTACCTCGTGACTCCTGAGCTCGAGTCCGAGATTGAGCGCACACTCCCCAATATAACCGTTATCCGCCCACTGGCAACAGTGAGGCCAATCAGCAAGGACCGGCTCAAGCTTCGCAGCCTGAGTGAGGTCACTGTCGGCTGGGGTAAACTGGAAACAGGGGAGGAACCCACCGAGGGCGGAGGGGTACCGGGAGCGCCGACTTACCAGTACGCGGAAGACCTCTACGGTCTGGCCAAGATTGGTGAGGACGAGATGGCGGACAGCGACATTAACCTTCAGTCCATCCTGGCCGATTCGTTCACCAGGGCAATAGGCGAGGCTGAAGACGCAGCCTTTGCAGTCGGGCGCGGTCACACTACCTACGAAGAGCCGGAGGGCATCACCGTAAATGCCACCCTGACCGGTGCCACCGTTACCACAACTGCAGCCGGTGCCATCACCATCGAGAAGTTCCTGGAGATGGTTTACACCTGCCCTGCCCAGCACCGCAAGAACGGGGTTTTCATCTGGAATTCCCTTACCGAGCTGGCCGCAAGGCAGCTGAGGGGAGATGGCGGAGGCGGAGCCGGTACCGGGCCGTTCCTGTGGCAGCCGAGCGTTGCCGCCGGCAAGCCCAACACCTTCGTCGGCTATCCCGCCTACTGCCAGGACGACATGCAGTCCCTGGCCGGGGCGGCCCAGGTCATCGCCATCTTCGGCGACCTCAAGGCTGGCTACCGGATAATCGACCGCCAGGGCATCACCCTCCAGCGGCTCTCCGAGCTGTACTCCGAAGCAGGCCTGGTGGGCTTCAAGGTCCACAAGAGGGTCGGCGGCGGGGTGATAAAGCCCGCCAACAAAGCCCTGGTCCTTCTGACCGAGCACGCCTAGCAATAGGTGAAGCGAATAGAGAGAAATAAAATGGGGGTGCGTGACTGGGAACATTACCGTCCCATCCCCTAAAAAGGAGACACTATAATGGGAGCAAATTACCGAGGATACAATCCTGTAACAGAGGACGACATCTGGACTATCGCAGGTGAGCAAAAGGTAGCGGATGGTGGCGAGATTAAGGTGGAGAGTGGTGGTAAGCTGACGATAGAGAGTGGGGGCATAGTCGAAGGTGGGCCCCTCGCCGTACAAGAAATCACCTTTGTGGAAGACGGCGCCGGTACTTATACTGGTTCAGTTACCCTTCCTGCCGGTGCGACTTTAATAAATGTGATTGTCCACGCTGTAGCACTTTGGACTGCTGGAACGAGTGCGGCCCTAATCGTGGGCGATGTCGCTGACCCTAACGGCTTCTTTGATGCCGTTAACCTGAAGGCGACTGACTTGCTTGCTGGTGAGTCCATAGATTTCGCTCACACTGGTGGCTGTGAGGGTGCCGATGTTGATGCCCCGGCCGCTGCTGTTGCAGTAAGGCGACGTTATCTGGCTGGAGCAAGGGTTGTCACCGGTGAGGTAACTTCAGTAGGTGCAGGAACTGCTGGCCGAACTCGCATAACTGTTCTCTACTCAATGCCTGCTACATCAGTATTGGCGACAAAAGCATAGATTCGCTAATAGGATAGCCTTACCCTTCGGCAAGGTAGGGACTCTTTAACCAGGGGGGAGCCCGGCGCTTACTCCTTCCGCTGCGGTTCCCCCCCCATTACCCACAAAAGGAGGATGATATGCGTGTCAGGGTACTAAAGGAATTCATTACTGCTAACCGGGCTTTCCATGTCGGGGAAGTCGCTGAGATTGACCCCAGGAAGGCAGCCGGCTGGCTGGCGGCCGGGCTAGTGATGCAGGACAAGAGCCTGGATGGGGCGAGTGAAACAAAGGCTAAACCTACCCCGAAAACTAAGCATAAACGGAGGAAAACATGATAGGCAAAATAGGGCTGAAATACCATTCCGGCTGGAGGGTGCGCCACTGGCGTAAGGATGAGCACGGTATCTACCGCCTCATCTGGCAGGATATCGCCATAGACCGCAACATCCTGCATGACACAGGGGAAATCGCCATCCTCTCGGCCTTTTTCGCCACGGCCATGACCAACTACGGCGCTCCCCCGGCCAACCTCTATCTCGGCCTGGATAAGCGGGCATCGCTGGCTGAAGCCGATACCCTTGCCACCCTGGACGAACTCTCCAAATCGGGCTATGAGCGCAAGGCGCTATCTTCTGCCGGCACAGGCGCCAGCGGGCAGGACTTCTATATCAACCAGCCGGGGGCTTACTACAGGGCGGATAGCGCAGAGGTGGAGTGGACGGCGGGGGAGAACTGGGTGGATGCCGTCAAAAATATCTTCCTCTGCACCGATTCAGTTGCCGTAGCAGATGGAGATGGCGACCATCTCGTTTCCAGTCTAGCCCTGACCGCTAACCGCACCTTATTGAGCGGGGACAAACTGGACGGGTCTTTATATATCGGCCTTTCGGAGTGATAGATGCCTTACGCAGTAATTGAACCTTCAGGCTGTGGCATAGTCAAAGATGTAGCCAAACTGCGAGTTGACTTATTCCTCAATGAGACTGACCCGCACTACGATAAGCATTATGTCTTTGTGCCCGTTATTCCTGAAGGGGGCTATCCTGGGGCGGTTGATGCTGAAGGCACGCCCAAAAATCAGGCCGACTATGACGCTTGGCTTGAGTCCTTGCCCCATATCTGGCAGAATAACCCCTTTCACTCTCACAAGATATGGCTACCAGATGCGGGGGCTTCCGATAACTATATCAACGAGCAGATAGAACGCACCCTTAATTACTTCTATGCCTTCCATCAGCACTGTTGGGATACAAGCGTTCCTTTCATAGAGAACTGGAAGAAAGTCCCCAAAGTAAAAGGCTCTATCCGTGATGTATTCGTAAGAGGCGACCCGAATGACAGTCTAGCCAACCAGCAGAAGATAGCGGACATTACCAACCGAATAAATGAGTTCCAGATAAGTGCTTCAAGAGTCCCCCCTACCGATTTGAATATAGGGGAGAAGGGGACGATTGATGTAGGGGAGACTACTAATCTAAGCTATGATTGGTCAGGATACACTCTTGTCGATAAGGCTAATCCAGCTAATGCCGATGGCACAATAGATACTGTCTTGGTCTACCCAAATGTCACTGTAACCAATGTGGAACTTGCCACTTTTTATGTTGTTTCAGGGAATAACCTCACGAGCAGGGATAACGAAACTTATATTGGAGAAATCGCTAGTGGGGGAGAGCGCACCCTTACTGGGCTATCTATAGATATTCTTACTACCGATTATATCGGTTTGTGGCATGATTCTGGGAAATTTTACGGAGTGATGTCTGGAGCTGGGGGGTTATGGTATGCTGCTGGAGATAAAATCCCCTCTGATAATCAGGCTTTTTCTTCTCTGGCTACTGCTAGCGTCTACCTCTACGGCACAGGAACAGAGAGTGGGGGTGGGGAAACCTATAATGAGACAGGCCATGAGCAGGTAATCCTCGCCGTAGGTGGGCAATCGGGGAAGCAGACCATGACCGAGGCTAGAGGGCAGGTCATAGTGGCCGAGATGGGCAAGGCCGATATCCAGACTATGCTTGAAGCCCGTGGGCAAGTTATCCTGGTCGAGCAGGGGCACACCGACCAGGCCATCTTCGCCGAGACTGGCCACCTCCAGACTGTCCTGGCATCATTAGCCCAGACCGACCTGGCCACCTTCTCCGAGTTAGCACACCTTGAAACCATCCTCGCCGTGATAGGGGAATCAGACCTGGCCACCTTTGCAGAAACCAGCCATCTCCAGGTCATCCTGGCAAACCAGGGGGAGAGCGACCTGGCTATCTTTTCGGAGCTGGGGCACCTGGAGGAAGTATTAGCCATCTTAGGTGAGGAAGATACCTATATCCCCGTGGGTGGTGTGGTCTATGACGAAACCGGGCACTTGCAGGCGATACTATTCATGTCCGGGGAGTCCGATAATCTCAGGTTTACCGAGACGGGCAAGGTACAGGCTATCCTGGTCACCACCGGGGAGAGCGATACCGCCACCTTTGTCGATGCTCACGGCCAGGTGATATTAGTTAAGCTCGGTGAGAGGACAATCCGCATCCTGAAGAAGATAAGGCGGAAATCGGATATACATAACCTGGGCAGGATGCAGGCCAGTTATAACCTCGGAACGATGCAGGGTAGATATACTCTAGGCGAGGGGGAGAAGCGAAATGTCATTAAATGATACGGCACTGGTGACAGTGACCGAGGCCAAATCTTACTTGAGGGCGAACGCCGCCGCTTCCCTACAGATACCGGCCGAGTATGTCGGCATGGGAGACGGCGAAACCGTGGGGTTTACCCTGGATAATACCCCTGTGAGCGGCAGTCTGAAGCTCTATGTCAATGGCGTGCTCCAGGTGGAGGGCACCGATTTCACTTTGAGCGGGGCGACGATAACCTTTACCGAGGCTCCGGCCGCTGTCCCTATCACCGCCAGCTATGATGCCGCTGCCGGCGACAATACCTTCGAGAGCTATGACGATGCGCTCCTGGAAATCTTAATCAATGCGGCCACCAAGAAGGCCGAGGACTACACCGGACGGGCATTTATTCAGCGTGAGATTACCGAGACACGTATCGGTGATGGCACCAAGATTCTGAAGCTCTACAAGCAGCCCGTGACCGAAATTTCAAGCATCACCCTGGACAGCGACGAGATGACCGATTACTCCGAGCGGCTCTCTATCGGGAGGCTGTACCACCTGGTTGTCTGGACTCTGGACAGCGAGATAGAAGTAACCTATACCGCCGGCTACGCAGCGACCCGGGCGGCGACTCAGGCCTTAGTCCCGGACGCGGTCACCGCCGTCATGGTGGCCGTGGCTTTCTGGTACGACAACCGCCTGGGGGTCAAGTCGGAGAATATCGCCGGCGTCGGGTCAGTGGACTACGGGGAGCCGTCAGAGATGCCTCCAGAAGCCTTGAGGTTGCTCGATTCCCTGAGGGTAAGTGTAGGTATTGGGTGAAACCATTGTCTTTATCGTTAACCCCGTCCAAAAGCCATCCTGATGCGTCTGACAGGGTTTGAGAGGGGAATATGTTATCAAATATTCTTAGGCACAGAGTTCAAATACAAGAGAAGGTTACAACTCAAACCGCTACAGGTGCTGTAGTGGTCTGGAAGCCGGTGCAGTGGGTCTCCGCCCGGGTCGTCCCCCTGGATGCCAAGGCGAGGGCGGTCTACCAGCAGCTCCAGAGCAACGTGACCCACAAGGTCGTACTGCGCGGGAGTGTCTCCCTCTCCTTGGGTAAGAACCGCCTTATCTGGGGGGCAAAGATCCTGGGGCTGGCGGAACCTCCGCAGGTACTCGGCCAAACTACTGTAGTTATGGTGGGTGAAAGCAATGGCTGACGGCTGTGAGGTTAAGCTGACGTTCCACACCGATGAGGTGGTCAAGGCTATCGATGATGCCCAGAGCAAGTTGATGTCTGAAGCCGTCAACGAGGTCAGGACCCAAACCCTTGAGACGCTTAGCGGCACCCGCAGCGGCCGGACCTACAAGGTGCCGGGCACCGGCCGGACTTACACCGCCTCCGCCCCGGGTGAGCCCCCGGCGCAGGCTACAGCTGAGTTGAGGCAATCGGTTGATACCAAGATAGAGGCTGAGGGAAACACTCTGGCAGGCTATGTCGGAACAGACAAAATTCAGGGGAAGATGACTGAATTCGGTACCCGCAATATGGCTGCCAGGCCGTGGCTGAGAGTCAGCTTCGAGAAGGCAATGCCTAAAATAAGGGGGATATTCGGGAAGAAATGGCTACCGTAGACACTCAGAAATCACTGCTCACTTACCTCTTCAACCTGCTGACCACCGATGATACCCTGAAAGCGGCCATGGGCGGGACGGTCCGCCTGTACCATACCTGGGCGGAGCCGGATGCCGTGTTTCCTTACCTGGTCCACCGGATTGACATCGCCGCGGCCGAGCCGTTTGTGATGAGGCAGGCAATCTACTACCTGGACATCTGGAGCGACAGCCCGAATGCCGATGCAATACTGGCTATCAGGAAGAGGCTGATAGAGCTGCTCGATGAGCTTGAGCCCTCTACCACAGATATCGCTGGCGGGAGGCTCTGGCTTCAGGCCGATGCGTTTATCCCGGAGAGCGAAGGGGGAATATGGCACTACGCTACTCAGTGGAATTTGAGGTACTACAGGAAGACGGAGGTGGCAGGAATATTGAGCAGATAAATTTCGGGGCGAGAGCCCCTCGATGGATCAAATAATTTCAGGAGGTAAAAGGAAATGGCTGTTGTAAAACACGGAGTAAGCGCGAACACACCGGACCGTATCTTGATAGATGCGGGAGCGGTCTACACCGGCTGGACCAGCGTAGCAACGCCGGGAACATTGCTCGGGGCGACCAAGGGGGGTAACGTCTTCGAGGTTAACCGAACAATCAGGCGTATTGATCCTGATGGAGCCAAAGGGCCGGTTAAGGGTTTTCGTAGGGTGGAGGATGTCGTTGCCACTCTCACCGTCAACCTGATTGAGATTACCGAGGCAAACCTGCTCAAGGCGCTCGCCGGTTCTTCGGCAACGGGTCACGTCATCACCGGAGCCGAAATAGATGATGATGACTATATCAGCAAGGTCGCCCTGGTTGGCACGATAACCGGCTTCGACGGCACCGCAAAACCCATCATCTGCGTGCTGAGTAACGTGCTGGTCGACGGGCCGTTCAGCCTTGCCCTGAATCCCAAGGATGAGGCGGTCATCAAGCTGGTCTTTACGGCTCATTATGCCGACTCCGATCTTGACACTGAGCCGTGGAGTGTGGAGTATCCGGCCGCGTGAGTGGAGGGAATAAATGGAGGTGAACTATGACAGTAGTTAAGCATGGAGTAAGCACAGATAGCCCTGACAGGCTGCTCATCGATGCCGGCGCCGTCTACTTCAACTTTATCGATGCCGATAGCCCCGGCACGCTCCTCGGTGCCACCCGCGGGGGTAACACCTTTGAGCTGGCCAGGACCATCAGGAAGATGGAGGCAGACGGGGCGAAAGGGCCGGTCAAGGGCATGAGACGGCTGGAAGAGGTGATGGCCACCCTCAAGGTCAATATGCTGGAGCTGACCGCGGAAAATCTGCGGAGGGCGATAGCCGGGGCTATATATTCCTCGGGTACCACCTTGATAGAGGATGAAGCAGTCGGAGACGGAGACGGAGAGACCTTAGTTTTTGCCCTGGACCATGCGCCGGTGCAGGAGAACAGCGAGACCATTGCCGTGGTCGACAGAGGCGCCCAGGTGCTTCTCGCCGATTACACGATAGACTATGCCGCAGGTTCTATCCAATTCGTTGTTGCGCCTGAAGATGGAAAGGCGATCACCGCCACCTATTATTACATCTCAGCTGCTGCCGTCATCGGTGGTGAAACAACGGAGGCATACAAGTACCTTATCAAGGACGCCGCCTATATCGGCAACGTGGCCATCGTGGGCACCCTCACAGGCAAGACCAACCCGGTCATTGTCATAATCACCAATGCCCTCTGTGACTCCGGGTTTAGTCTAGCGCTGGCGCCCAAAGACGAGGCGGTGCCGGTAATAACCTTCACCGCGCACTACCTCAATACCGACCTGGATAGTGAGCCGTGGAGTTTGATTTATCCTGCCAGTTAAAGCAAATCAAGGGAGGACTACAGTGGAAAACAAGGTTAGACCCCTGATCGTTACGGACGTCTTCGCTGTCGCTCGTATGCTGAGCAAGGTGACAAAGGGAGCGCGGGCAGAGCTCGCCGCGGCTATGTCAGCAAAGAAGAAACCTGACCCCACGGAGTTGGGCATGGTGCTCTTTCAGAGCATGTTTACCGAGACCGAAGAAGACCTGAAGGCATGGATGGCCGATCTGATTGGCAAGACCAAAGAGGAGTTCGCGGTCATGTCAGCTACAACGGTGATAGACATTATTGAGGCGCTTTTCGAGCAGGAGGACATCAAGGATTTTTTCGGTCGAGTCTCTCAGTTAGTTGGCAGGCTTACCAAGAAGGCCTAGCTAAGCTTTTTGACCCGATACAGGCTCGGTATCACTGGGAGGATGATATTATCAACCGCCTTCCCTTCTCCCGCTTTAAACAGCTCTTAAAAATCTCAGCCGAAGCGAGAGAGAGGGAGGATAAGGATGCGTTCATCAAGGCTGCTTTTATAGCGCATCAACTGGGCGCCGGAGGGGGGAAGAACTTCGGTGATTATCTCCGTGAGCTAGGGCTGTTGGAAGGGCAGATAGCTACGGGTACACCCCCGGCCCGGGATCTAACCAAGAAAGAAGCAATCGCTAAAGCAGAGGAAATCCTGAGAATGGCAAGGAAGCAGGTTTAAGTTTGTGATTGTTTCTTCAGTTCATTTAGCTTGTGTAATAAAGACCTTGCCTCGCCATCATCCTTCTCGGCTTTTGACAGGACTTTTGACGCCTCTGTAAGTTTCTGCGGGTTCTCTATGTACCCTACCTTCAAGGTATCCCGGACATATTTCTTGGCTCGATTCTCTTGGAATTTGGGGATTGTCTCGGAAATGCCCTCCAAAACCTTCCAGATTCGAAATACCAACAGGAGTAAGAAAATCGAGTAGAGTAGCCCCAGGGCTCCAATAATCGAGTAAACGATTGCGATCGTTGTTCCCATTTTGATCTCCTTTCGAAGTTAAATATAGTATGGAAAATCTTTTAAGTCAAGAGGACGGGTAAAGTGAACGTATTCGAGCTTTTCGGGAAGGTTGCTCTCGATGGGAGCGCGAAGGTAAAGGATGAGCTGACTGGGCTGGAGAAGAAGACTCAGCAGGTCCAGAAAGGTATGCGGGTCATGGGTGCCGCATTTACTGCTGTGGGCGTTGCCGGCCTGGCCATAATCAGCTCAACCAAGAAGATAAATGCCCAGCTTGGTGTGACGGCGCTGAATCTTGGCGTTACCACTAAGGAAATGCGGGACCTAACCCTCGCAGTTACTAATGTGACTTTCGCCATAAGCGAGGTTACGGCAACCTTTGATTTATTGGCCAGGGCTGGGGTAAAAGACACGGAGGTCCTGAAGGCTACAGCCACAGCCTTCGATACCCTTGGTGACGCTACCGGTAATACGGCTAGCATTACTGCCGGCATTATGATAGATGCAATGAAGACCTTCGGCCTTACAGCTGAGGAAATAGCCAGTAAGGGCGACATGATGACCCACATGGCCAGAAATAGCACAATAGGCCTCGAAGACTTCGCCACAATGGTTGGATACACAGACCAAGAAATGGTCGCTGCTGGACTCACCATCGAAGATATGGCGGCTATGATGATGTATATGGGCGATAGCGGCATCGCACCTGGAAAGGTCATGCTTAGAGAGTGGCAGGCGGCGGTTACTCGATCAAAGAAAGAGAACATCTCTATGACCGAAGCTCTCGGTATGACAAGCGAAGAGTTGGCCAAGTATAATGGCGGTCTGCAGGATTCCGAGGGGGTAATGCAGCAGTTTGCTGATGCCGCGAATGAGCAATATACCATCATGGACAAGCTCAAACAGAAGTTCAGCGAGATAACTCTAGGAATGAGTGGTTTCCTTGAGCCTTTGGAGCCGATACTCGCCGGCATGACAGCTTTGGGGCCGGCAATGATATTCCTATCGACCTCTGTAGGACTGGCCACCGTTAAATGGATAGCCCATACAGCCGCCCTGATAGCACACAGGATAGCTGCCTTAGCTTCTGCGGCCGCGAATGCAATCCTCAATGCCTCTTTAGGGCCAGTAGGATGGGCCTTAATCGCAGTAGCCACTGCAGCAGCCATCGTAATCCCCCTTATCCTGAAATTGACCTCAGCAAGCAAAGAAGCTTCTAAGGGAATGGATGACTATACAAAGAGCCTTTTTCAGAATGAATTAGCATCCACACTTACCACCGCTGAATGGGTCCGGGCTTATGAGAAGGGCTATTTGCTAGAGGACCAGGTAGTGAAGATCGCCCGTGGCTTGGGCATCAGCACCGAAAAACTCGTAGAGAATATGCAGGCTGCGGGGTTGCTGGAAGCTGTTATTTCCGACGGCACCGAAACGGGAAGACTATATATCCGCCAATTAGAAGACCAGGTAACCGGGCTTGCTGCAGTAAACCAGCAAATGTCAGAGACTACCGCGGCTCAAGAAGCCCTTACTGATTCGTGGGATGATTTTCTGACCGAACTAGACCCCAGTGTCAGAGCCTTCAAAGAATACGGTTTAACAACTGAAGATGTTATCCAGTATATGACGAGAGCTGGTGATTCCATAGATTCAGTCGTGCAAAGCCTTAGCGATCAAGGTATCGAAGCTAACAATGTAAAATATCATCTCGAGGAATTGGGGATAGCAGCCAGTGACGTCGCTGATTTTGTAGGGAAGAAGCGTCAGGCGATTGAGGAGGAAAAGACTGCTGACGAAGAAGCAGCTATCGCTGTAGAGGAATTGCGAAAGCAGCTCCAGTACGAGGCAAGTGACGCCGGCAAGGTAGGGCTGACTACGAGGGATGTAACGGCTGCACTTATCGCCCAGGGCTGGACTACTAAGAGAATCGCCGATTTATGGGCACGGCTTGGCGATGATGTTAATTATGCCGACCGTTATCTTAAGGCTGCCGGGCTCACTTCATCTGAAGTTGACGCCATACTCAAAGAACTTGGGATTACGGTGGATGGGGTGGCGAGCAGTTACGACAAGCTTACCGGCAGCGTCACGGGCTACGGTGCGGCCGCTACCAAAGAGTTTGCGGAGTTAGAGGCGATGTATAAAGCCGGCGGAAAGACTGGCTACGCCGAGTATTTATGGCAGTCAGAGTGGGGGCGGAAGGCTATCGCCGGTGATATAGCAGCGGCACAGGCGGGGGCAGCAGCAAGCCAAACAGCGATGTCATCTGGAGCATCAGCAACAGCAGCCTACACGGCGGGCACAATATCACTTTCGCAGGCTATGTCAGCGTGGGCACAGCATGGCTTCTCATACCAGCATGGCGGTCCGATCCCAGAACCTACGTTACTTTATGGATTGATGTCAAAGCGACCTTACGCTCTAGCAGGTGAAGCAGGGAAGGAATATATCTCTCCCGTCTCCCCGAGCGGGAAAGCGGTTAATATCTATGTCCAGCTTGACGGGAAAACAATCGCAAAGGCTATCGGCCAACCACTTGTAGATGAAATCCGAGTTAGGACAGGGCTAAAGAGTTAATGAGCACGATAAAGATTGACGGTATTGAAGTTGTTACCGCCAAGGATTCGCTTGTTGTTGAATGCCGCATTGAGGAACGTAGCACGGCCGATTTCGATGTCATAGACCTGGTCGGTGCTGCCAGCTATACCCGGGGCCAGCCGGTCGAAATCCGCGACCCGGACGATAACCTGGTGTTTGGCGGCTTCATCGACACGCCGAGCTCCCAGCGTGCATACCCGGGCGGCGGCCTTATCCATCATATCTCCTGCATGGACAATCACTACCTAGCCGACAAACGCCTTGTGGTTAATTCCTATGTATCCCAAACAGCAGGGTATATCGTAGAGGATATATTCGACCATTATCTCTCCCTCGAAGGCGTTACTATCGGGGAGATACAGGCCGGGCCAACGGTGGCCCAGGCCATATTCAACTATGTCAAGGTTTCCAATGCCTATGATGCACTGAAAGAATTGTCGGGGGCTTTTACCTGGTTTATAGACAATGAAAAGAAGCTCTATTTTATTGATAGGGCTACTATCTCAGCCCCCTGGCAATTAGACTGGACCACCCATAAAGCGGAAAGAGACAGCGTTAGTCTGACGACCGGGAATCCCTTATACCGGAATTTTCAGTATATCTGGGGCGGGACCGATATAACCAGCGTGCAAACAGCAACTTTCACCGGAGATGGGGTTATTAAGACATTTACCCTGGGGTATCCCCTGGCGGCGGAACCTGTAATTACCGAAGATGCCGCCCCGATGGATGTGGGCATCAAGGGGATAGAATCGGGGAAAGATTACTACTGGTCGAAGGGCGACAGCGCGATCTATGCAGAAGTAGCCCCCGGTGTAGGTGTCGTCGTTGCCGTTAGCTACTACGGGCAGTATCCTCTCATTGCAATGTCCCTTGATAGTGCCTCTATCGCGGCGAGGAAAGTTATTGAGGGAGGAACCGGGATAACTGAAGACATCGAAAGGGAAGCGTGGCACGAATCCAAGGAATCAGCCAGAGAATCCGCACAGGGGAAACTAACTCAATATTGCCAGGATGCCGAGAGGTTTAATTATCAGACACTCGAAAGTGGTCTTTTACCTGGCCAGCTTCAGGAAATCACCTATGCACCTTTCGGCTTTACCGCTCATCAGATGTTGATAGAGTCGGTATCTGTTAGCTCCCAAGGCGGGATAATTAGCTACAATATAACCTGCATTACCGGACCCATTCTCGGTTCCTGGAGCAAGTTCTTTAATAAACTATTCGTACGGCAAGACCAGTCAATTCGTGTGGGTGGCGAGATGCTGTTAAAGCTGATAGCTCAGCCCGAAAGTTTAGACCTGGTCGAAACCCCTAGTGATGAAGAGGACGACTTCTCTGGTGGTCTGGTCAATAGATGGCTCAATTCAGCCCCGATAGATGCCGGCTCCCTGGGGAATGTCCAGCATGAAGCTCTGGCTCTGGCCGAAGCTGTAGACGACGGTGAGCATACCACCGAGGATTACGAGTGGGATGACGGGTGTCTGTGGGATATGGCTACTTGGGCGTAGGAGAATGATATGGAGACAAAAAAGAAGAATTCCTTAAAATTATACGGAAGGTGGAGGCTGGAGGCCCGCCACATCAAGACGGGCGAGATAATTGTCAAAGAGGGCGAAAACCTTATTGCCACTGTAGGTAAGGGGCTGGTCGGCGACCTTATGATTGACACGGCTGGCTTCGACACGGGGTTGACCTTCTGCGCTATAGGTTCAGACAATACCGCCCCAAATGTCGCGGATACCACTTTAACGGTGGAGGAATTCCGAAAGGCGGTAACTTCTAGGTCAAGAACCGTGAATGAGATAACGATCACCACCTTCTTTACCGCTGCCGAATCAACCTATGCCATAGAAGAGGCGGGGATATTCGGGCACTCAACGGCCAGCGCAACACCAGACAGCGGGATTATTTTCAGTCATTGGCTGGTTTCCTTTGACAACTCGGGTGGCGTCTACGATATAACGATTTCTTATATTCTGACAATAGGGTGAGGTGAGATATGCCAATAGCAAGAGGACAACAGATATTGGCGGCGGATGTATTCCCGATAGCCGCAGGAGTTGGTGATATCCCAGAATGTTTTAATGATACAGAAAATGGCTCTGCTGCCACTAGCTACGAGAAAGTGAAAGAGACCAGCCTGGCCAGAAGTGGAACTCTCAGAATCAAGTTTGATGTCAGGGGCCATCTCTCTGGCACCGGTTACGGCAAAATTTATAGGAACGGAGCCGCAGTCGGGACTGAGCGGAGCAACAACACTGATACATGGGTGACCTTTTCTGAGGATATTGCGGGATGGTCGGCTGCTGATTTGTGCCAACTATACACAAAGCATTCTGCCGGGGGATCTGCATGCAGTCAAGTACGGAATTTCCGTATTTATGTAAATGTTCCTGTCAATAATGTTGCGACAGTAGACTAGGAGTATCATATGGAAAAGCAATTACCTTATATTCCAGAGAACAGAGATCAGATTATAGCAGAGCAAGAGGCTCTAGGCTTCAGACTATATGAAGAGCAGATGCATCATTCTGGATGGTGGCTTTTGTTTACCGACCAGCCTTATGTAGAATCTAAACCCGAGAGAGACCCCATCAAGGAAATAGATGAACTTAAGGCACGGCTAACAGGAATAGAAGCGAGGGTAGTACCGAAATGAAATTGGAATCAGGGGATATAGGCGAAGTCAAGGGCGTGGGAACTCTACCCAAACTGAACGCCAAATTAACAGAGCCTCATACTGACCGCTTTCACTTCTTCTTAATCTGGAGGAAGGTCGGGGATGACTGGATAATACTGGAGTCTATAGGTAAAGGAATAGCCGTTGGGAGGTTGTCCTTCTATGCTGGCCAGGATGTCAAGTTCTACCGTGTGAACTGCCCCGCATATTACCGGCATCGAGCCCCGCTCGAGCTCACGAAATGGGGCAGGAGCAAGTACGATTACTCCCTGATTTTATCCATTATCATTCAAGGTCTATGGACAATATTCAAGAATTTCATAAAAGGTGAGGGGGTCCACCCGATAAAGGCTGGCGATATATCCTGGAAGCACAACTCCGCCCTTGTCTGCACTGAAGCCGTTGACATAGCCTATCTGTCTGTCGGAGTGAGTCTGACCGGTGGGACTGTCCCACTTCCGAGCGCTTTCAAGCAGGCAGAATTAGACGGTCTTATGGAGGAGATATGAGAGACACTCTGGCAATTTTATTTCTGCTCCTATTTTTACCCGCCTGGTTCGCCTTTATGTTCTGGATTGTTGCGAATTATCCTTTGAATGTGGCCGAGGCTCTTGGGATAGGTACGATAAACGGCGTCTTCCTTGCCGCATTTAAGGATATGTGGCAGTTTTACTTTAGAAAAGCTCCATTTCAACTTCCGGGGAAGAAATGATACTCTGGGCGGAGCTCTTTATCGGCTTCTTGATACTCTTTACGGTGACAATGACGGTGCTGGTGGGTTTCTGCCTGGTGTTACAGTTTTTGGCAACTTTGCTTGAGATTGAGAGGGAAGGCTAATGATTGATATTCTGAATTTAATAGGTAGTTTGGGTGTGGGGGCTTTTCTCGCCCTTATCATATTTTTTATGTACCGCCGCGACCGGAACGAGACTCTAAGGCAACAGCGTGAAGATAGAAAGTTCATGGAGGATAGACTTACAAAGCTCCTTGAAGATGACCAACAAAGCCGTGAGGCAAACACCAGAACACTGACCGAGTTGACTACTCTTATTTCCAGATTGAATGGGAGATTGAAGTGATACACAGATACCACTGACTAGCTTTGAGAGATGGAAATCTACGGGCTTTAAGCAATACGCCTTACCCTTTATGGGGTAGGGCAGATTTTTTTATTTCTATGAGTTTTTAGAAATTGGTCTAAAAAAGTATTGACAGAGGGGTAATCATAGTTTAAAATATGGTTGTCATGGCTTATAAAGATTATTTAGAACGGATAAAGGAACGGGACGAAAACCTTAGAAAATACCACGAAGCCCACCCAGGCATGAGCCAGAGGGCACTTGCCAAGGTCTTTAAGGTTAGTCAGGCAAGGATATCTAAAATTCTCCAGAAACAGGGGGTTTCTTAATAGAATATCCCGGTGCCAGGGCTTCTTTGCTGACATAACAATTACGTTGTCCGCCCCAAGCTAAAACTTTAATAATCCAAAAATCTATTTATGTCAGCTTTTGAAGCTCCAGAAATGGGGCTTTTTTTATTAAGGAGGGGATGATGGATAAAAAGGACTTAACCAAAATCCTGAATGACCATAAGAAGTGGGTAAATGGTGAAGGTGGGGAACGAGCCAACCTCAGTGACGCCGACCTCAGTGACGCCGACCTCAGTGACGCCGACCTCAGTGACGCCGACCTCAGGAACGCCGACCTCAGGAACGCCGACCTCAGGAACGCCGACCTCAGGAACGCCGACCTCAGGAACGCCGACCTCAGGAACGCCGACCTCTGGAACGCCGACCTCAGGAACGCCGACCTCAGGAACGCCGACCTCAGTGACGCCGACCTCAGGAACGCCGACCTCAGTGACGCCGACCTCAGTGACGCCGACCTCAGGAACGCCGACCTCAGGAACGCCGACCTCAGGAACGCTGTTTTACACCCACCTACAATATTGCTTCTCTGTAATTGGGGCAAAGTCTCAGGCAAGTTGACATCTGAATTAATGAGATACGATGCTGCTAACCACCCCAAACCACATAAATTCCAAGAATGGGCTGATGGTGGCGGTTGTCCTTACAGCAGTGGTTTTCCCCGTGTGGCTCACTTTCAAGAAAACAAGGAATTATGGAAGCCTGGAAAAGCCAAATCAGCCAGGGAACTTGTCTTGATGCTTTTTAAGGAAAAGAAAATAAAATATGACCCAAATCTTTGAAGCCCCGTCATCCACTAACCAGTCGGGGCATTATACACTAATCGACAAGAGATTGGAATACAGAATAGTAAAGGTAGAACTTTGAACCCAAAGGAACATTATAGTGGCGGAGGTGGAATATGTCACAACCTATACGGATACGGTTCAGGGATAATAAAAATGAGGTCCTGGAATTTATCAAAAAGAACGGACAACTTGAGGCGTGTGATAAGTACGGAGTTACACTCATTCCTCTCCAAAACTGGTTGGCAAGAAAAGATGTTGTGGGGGATGCTAATTTTGGAGGAGTCGGCAGTGATTATAAGTCTATGCCTTGGAGTGATTGGGCTTTACGTCAAGCGTATCTATCGGCTCACGAGTACAGAATTAAACTCCTTAAGAGGAAAAGAAGGTTAGAGAGGGAGATTGAGGAAGCAGAGCATGACTGCAAAAAGTGGGAACAGATGATAGTAAACCTTGAATTGGTTGAGGTGACGGAATGAGCGGAGCAATCTTTGATATCAAGAGAGATAATGAGTTAATCAAGACCGGGACTCATTTCTGGTGCCAAGCCTGCGTAGTTGCACGACCGGTTAAAGAACTTTCCCCCGACCCGCGCTATTGTAAATCCTGCTATGCGTTTCTTAAGGCCGAGGCGTCTCTTCTACCTGCCACCAGACACCCTGGTTGGACACCTAGAGCTGTTAAAGACCCAGCACCCATACCATCGGGGGGGTCTGGAAATATGTCCACTGTAAACGGGGTAGAAAGGCGGGGACCGAAACGCAAGAATTTACCCCGGCAGAAAATCTTTGAAATGGCCGATGCCGGGATGGGTGCCAAAATGATAGCCGGGCGATTAAAGGCGGAATACAGAATGAAGGTATCTTATAAAACCATCCAGAGGTTAATCGATGCCAACCATAAGAATTGACAGACCCTTCGACCACACGGAGAGAGTAAGGAGGGCTAACTACCTCTTGAAGTGCAAAAACCCGAACTGCGCCGGCACGGTGGTAGAGATTGATGGTGAGCGCCGGTGTATTTTATGCAACAGGCCACATGACGAAAACGGGGAACTAGCAGAGCCGAGGAAACTGGAACAACCCACCCAAGGAGGTAGGAAATGACCATGTATCCGGCAGTAAAAGAAACTCTAAAGCATCAAGACCAGTGCCCTATATGCGGGGCTAACTGGAAGGAACTTGAGGACTCACTATCCGAAAGTGTCGGGAGTGAGAATTATCAGACCGCCCTTTGCATCATATTCAACTGCCGTGTTTGCAGGGCGAGATTTGAGGAGGAACTAGCCCCCTAACGGGCTAAAGGAGAGGAAAGATGGAAGCTAAAGATACGGTAATAAAATTTCAGTGTAGCCATAAAGTAAAAATTGGTAGTAAGGAATGGCACAATATAGAGGGCTATAATTTAGGCGCTCAAACGCAAGCTGAAATCTCATTTAAGGCAGGGGTAAAGAAAGTGGTGGAGTGGATAGAGGCACAAAGGATATCAGGATTCACGATTATAGAGGGGGTTGGGGTTGGTATTCCCATATCAGAAGAAAAGTGGCAAGCCAAACTCAAGGAATGGGGAGTCCTAGCCCCATAGAGGGCTTAAAGGGGGTGAAATGATTAAGGAACTTGAACAGTTAGTAGATTACTTTAGCACGGACAAGCTAATAAATGATGCTATAAAAGGTTCCATTATCGGTATGGGAAAGCCCTGCCTTGAGCCGTTTTCCTGGGCTACCGTACCGTTGAAATGCTGGTATGAGAATGAGCCCGAGCAGGATTGTCCCCATTATTTTTATAGGTGGGTAAATTGACTACCAGAGCCGAACAAATCGCAAAAGCAAAGATAGGCTTCATACCCGCTAGAAGGATGCAGATTATCACAGCTAACACCTCTAAAGGGGATTTAATCTTCACGATACACTGTGTCTGTGACCAGATATTTGGAGTCTCAATCAACAAGTTTAGAGTAATATGCCCCAACTGCGGGAGGGGGGCTTATTTGCACAGCCTAATGAGGGATTGGAGTGATTAAAGGAGGGCAGCATGGAAACACTGATTAAAATGGCGATGGAAGCTCTAGAGAAAAACCCGCTTATTGACGAGATTGAGTTAGCTGAAGGGCAGTATAAAGTCAGGGTAGTCAGGAACGCCCCAAATATTACCTACTGGACTTCTTCGCCTTATCAATACAGCTACCAAACACCCCAGTATTGAGCATCAAGTAAAAATAAGGAGGATACCATGGATAAAGGATTTTGCCAAAAACACAATTGCGAGTTCGTTCTAACCGAGGGCTGCCCGCACTGCCTGGCCGAGAAGCGGGGGGAACGGTTCAAACCATCGCCTCTGTCTATCGTAAAGGTCAAATACTTTTCCGAAACTACAGGTGAATTAAGCGCGAGGGAATATACCTATTACTCGATAGCTGCGCTACAGGTGGGTGATGTAGTTACTGTGCCAGTGAGGGACACCACAGCAAAGGCAAAGGTAAGCGCCATTGATGTACCCGAAGCCGAGATAGCCGCCTTCAAGGATAAAGTGAAGGTGATACTGCCTAGCTCGAATGGTAGCCTAGCCGAAGCTGCGAGGGATGCTGGAGCGCAAGTGACCGAGGTATCTATTAGCGGGGGTATACCCAAAGGGATGGAAATTCCGAAAAGTACTACCACAACAACGGAGCCGGCGGAGGATGGTGTCTTAGTACAAAAGCCCGGCGGGGATATCGAGGTCAAGAATTATTACGAGCAGGCTTTAGGACTCAAAACCCATGCCGAGAAACGGGTTATCAAAACCGTAGCTGACCTTAAACTTGCCACCGATGACCTGTCCCTTATCTCCAAGATTATGAAGGCTTTGACAGACAAGAAGAAGGAATATCTCAAGCCCCTCAAAGAGCAGGTAGCGGCCATCACGGAGAATTATAAATTCTGGATGGAGCCGATAGAGGCCGCTAACACTATCACCCGCCAGAAGATGACGGACTATGACGCGGAGCAAAGACTTATCCGACAGAAGCAGGAGGAGATTAACCGTAAGCGCATGGAGGCCGCCCAGGAAGAAGCGGCGCTGAATAACGGTGAGATAACCGAATCGGTAAATCTGGTTGAAGTAACGCCGGAAGTCAAGAGAACATCAACAGATATGGGCACGGCCAGTATGGTGGATTCGTGGAAATGGCGGGTTATCGACTTTGCTGCTGTCCCCGATGCTTACAAGGTCATCGACTCCTCTCAGCTGACCGCCATCGCCAAGAAACACCACGACCAGAAGCAGGTGCCCGGAGTAAGATTCTACAACGAACCTACTGTAAGGATGAGTACCAAATAGGAGGAGTAAACATGCCAATTAAAGGACTGACCGAGAAGCGCCGACTGCCCCGGGAGGGCAAGATCCACCTTGGTATAAAGGCCACAACTAACAAGGCAGGGCAGGAATGCCCGCCTTACCCCAAGGCGGTGGACTATTTCGTGTTCCCTCAAGCCCATCCTCAATACCAGGAGCTGGTCGATACCTTCGGGGATAAGCCCAAAGAGCTCCGCATCGTTATACCTGTCAATAACGAGGAGCAGTTCGCAAGCCAATATTACCGGTGCTACTCCAAGAGCAGGGGCCTTATCTGCAAAGGGGACGGTGAAGTGGCTATGCGCACCGTGGATACTGTTACCGGCGCCATGGCCGATCGGGACTCTAAGACGGTAGAAATGCGGGAGGTCAGCTGTGAGGGTCGGGAGTGCCCCGATTATAAGGCCGGCAAGTGCAAGGAGATGATGAACCTGCAGTTTCTTTTGCCGGAGATAACAGGCCTGGGGATCTGGCAGATAGACACCTCCAGCATTAACAGCATCCGCAATATCAACGGGGCCGTGAGCTTGATTAAGGCTGTCCATGGGCGGGTGGCCATGCTGCCTCTCCTGCTGACCATGGAGAAGATAGAGGTTACCCCGCCGGGCGAGAAAAAGAAATCGGTGTGGGTGCTGAACCTCAAGAGCCCCACCACCCTGGTTGAGGCGGCTAAGCAAGCCATGCTGAAGCCGTTACAGCTTATCGCCGGCATGGGGCCCGAGGGGATTCTGACGCCGGTGCCGGATGATGAACGGCCTGAACTGATAACGCATGATTGGGAGGGGTCCATGGGCGACCCTATAGACCCCGACGTGGCCGCTATCCCGGCGAACCCTGAGGATTTATGGCCGCCCGGCCCCGATGAGCAGCCCACAGCTTCAGCCCAGGCGGCACCAGCTGCTAAAGCAGCCGATAAAACGCCACCGGCTAAGGAAAAAGCCAAGCCACTGGCCAAAGCAGCCCCAAAAGCCACTGCCGAGCCTGCACCGGCGGGCCCGCCTAAAACTATCCAGGCTCTTTATAACTGGATAGCTTCGCACGGAAAGCAATATGGCCGCTCTTGGTTCCTGAAGAATTTCGGATATACCGAGGAGGAGTTGCGGAACCCGGCCAAGGTAGAGGCGGCTTACCAGGAAGTAATGCAAACTACGGGCTGGGAGAGCTAGCCCGGGAAATAAATAAGGAGGAATAGGATGGCAAAGATTATTTTAAATATGGGTAGGACCACAGGGCACAATTTGACAGTGACTATCTGAGGAAGAAACCATGAAAAGGTCTATTGTGGAAATCAAGGAAGCAATCAAAGCTTTTAGCAGAACGCCTGTAGAAGATGATGAGTTATATAGGATTATAAAGATAGAAAAATAACCCAAGATACATTAAGAAAGGAGTCCCTTAATAGAATAGACCTGCCGGTGCTAATAGGGCTCTCATCAATGGGGGTCTCCAAAATATCAGGCTTATTGGGAAGGGAATCTGAGCTGGCAGGAGCTTGAGCCGAGGAATGGAGCTAGAAAATAGCTTTTTATTGGGTGGGTGCGGATAAATTAAAGGGCGCACGAGTAGGCTCAAGTAAGGGCTGGGGTGCAATAGCAAAGTTAAATGGTGGGGAGAAATGAATTGGAATGACGGGGTTAAGAAAACCTGGCTGACGACCTATGCCGAGATGGGGAGGAAGTAAGCGATGACAGGAGACACGAGGGTTTTCAAAGAGCATAAACAGATATGGCACGCCTGTGAAAAATGTGGCAAAGAGCGCTGGGTTAGGCTTCGGAACGGTAAGCCCAGAAACAGGCTTTGCCTTGCCTGCATAAATTTAGGTCGTCATCTTACAGAACAAGAAAAGGCGAATATCTCTGGTGAAAAGGCTGGGAATTGGAAGGGTGGGCGCAGTTTAGACGATGACGGTTATATCCGAATAAAGCTTACACCTAATGACCCTTTCCATCCTATGGCTATGTGTAGGGGATATGTTTTGGAACATCGTCTCGTTATGGCTAAACACCTTAATCGCTGTCTTCACTCTCGGGAAGTTGTGCATCACAAGAATGAGATTCGAGATGACAATCGAATAGAAAATCTCATGCTTTTTGCTAATAAAACTGAACATTTAGCTTGGCATCGTCATCGGGGAAAAAGATGATAGTTCAGCAACGAGTATCTCTTAAACGAGAACTGACCGAAGTTATCAAACGGCACCAGGGCCGTGACCGCGCCATTACCGGTATGGAGCTGGCTAAGATGCTCAATCAAAGGGACGACCGGAAGATAAGAATTTTGATAAGGGAGTTGATAGAGGGGAATCTGCCTATTGCGAGCTGTAGTTCGGGCTACTTCATACCCGTTACTTACCAAGAGGCCCAGGAATATGCAGACTCTCTAAAGGGCCGGCTAATCGAGGATGCCTTGCGCCGGCGGGATTTCCGCAGAGCCGCCGACTGTCATTTAAGGCCGGCCACACAGAGGAGGCTATGGTAACTCATGAGGATTGGCAAGCGGAGGCTCTGGCCGAAGCCCAGGCCGAGTGCGACCGGGACAATCCGGTCGTCAGGAATATCACCTATCACCGTTTCGTCAGCAAGTCGAAGGGGAGGCGAAACGGTAAGCAGCGTATCAGGCGGCGGGCCAGAATAAGTGCAATGTCCGCTATGTCCGGGCGGTACTACTTGCCTGGCTGGGAGTGCCGCGGTGACTCTGACCCGCGCATTTCTTTACACTAAAAAAGGGGAAAGGAGAATAGCA